ACATCAAATCATGTTAAAGGATTCAGAAGGCAACGAAGTAAAAATTCGTGTTATGGTTAAAGACGGTAAAATCGTTGAACGTGAAAACGTTGAAGAACCAAAGATGGATGAAATGAAAGCATTCGCAGACGCATTTGCACAAGCAATGAAGCGTTTGGAATCAAAGCTAGATTCAATGGAAAGCAAGTATGAAGTTTTGGAAGCAAAATTCAAAAAGTTTTCAAGTGAACCAGCAGGAGCAAAAGTTCCAAAACAATTAAACCAAGATACTTTTTCAAAACCTGTAAACTCAAGAGTTGAGGGATGGAAAAGATTAAGAGCGCAATTTGCTCAAAACAATTAAAAACAAATAAAAAATAAGATGAAAAAGAATCTTTCTAAAATGGATTTTAGTTACGATTTGGGTGGACTATCAGCTTATGTAGACCAGCTTAACGCGGACATTATCTCAGAAGCGATTTTGTCTCCTGTTACAATGGAATATGTAAACGTAATTCCTGGTATCAAAGGAACTCAAAACGTTAACTTACTTTCTGAAACATTAGTTGTACAAACTGGTACAACATGTGGATGGAACGACGCTGGAACAGTAGACTTTACTGTAGCTCCAGTAACTGTTCAATCATTAAAAGTGAACCAATCACTTTGTTTGCAAGAACTTAACACACTATGGTTAGGTCAATATTTGAACCCAGGTTCATATAACGAAACTGCACCATTTGAACAGGCGATTATCGACCAGCAAACTCGTATGATTAAGAGATACAATGAAGATTTGCTTTGGAATGCTTCAAGTGCAACTTCAACTTTCTCTGGTTTCAAACAAATCTTTGCTAACACTGCGGGTGTTGTTAAATTAACAGGTCAAACTGCTTTATGTTCTGTAACAGGCGCTACTTCTCAAGAGAAGGCAAACGCTGTATTAGCTCAAATCGATAACATCATCGCTAGCATCGATAGAAACATCTACGATAGAGACGATATCGTTATCTTCATGAGTCAAACTGCATTCAAATGTTATTTAGTTGCTATACGTAATGTTAACAACTTCTACATTGATTCAGCTGAAAATAAATTAGGTTCAGTTTATTCTGTATACCATCCTCAAACTAACTACAAAGTTGTAGGTGTTCCTGGTCTTAACGGTTCTGATTTAATCGTTGCAGGTGCTCAACAATACTTCTTAGTTGGAACTGACCTTCAGTCAGATGAAGATTCTTACAGAGCATGGTGGTCTCAAGACTTCCAAGAAGTAAGAATGATGGCTGCATGGAAATTGGGTACTGCTATCGCTTTCCCAAGTTACTTTGTAACTAACGGTTTAGCTTAATTGTTAAACTAAAAATAATTGGTCGGGGGGTTAATACCCCCAATCAATAACATATAAACTAACTTAATAAATTATAATAAAATGGCTTGTAACCTCACAGCTGGCATTCAAATCGGATGTCGCGACAATACAGGGGGTCTTAAGACTCTTTGGATTACTGATTATGATAATGTAACATCAATCACTCAGTCAACTGGAGATACAATTACAGCAATTTCTGGTTCAGGAACTTTCTATGAGTTTCAATTAATCAGAACTACGAGTCAGCTTACTGAAACAGTTAATGCTTCACTTGAAAACGGTACAGTTTTCTACGGTGGTGAAATTGTAACTTATTTCAATAAGTTGGAACAAACCAAGAGAAACATCTTGAAAACTTTAGCACAATCTCAAAGATTAGCTATCGTTGTTGAAGATAACAATGGTCAGTTCTTCTACTGCGGACAAACATACGGATGTTATGTTGGTGGTGGTAACTCTGCTTCGGGCTTACAGTTAGGAGATAAGAATGGTTATTCAATTAACTTCAACTATCTTGAACCAAACCCGATGAATCAGTTATCTGGTTCTTTAGCATCAATTGCTCAAGGTATCACAGTTCAATCTTAATAATTGAGGGGGGATAAAACCCCCCTTATTTTAGCCATGTTAATAATTAAAACCAATTCTCTTAATAGTTTAGTTGTTACAGTATCTCAAAATGCAACTATATCCAACCCTGAGTGGTTGTTTTCTTTCACGCATATATTTTCCAAACAACAGGTTAGATTTATTCCTGTAGATGTTTCATCACACAAATCAAGATATGATGAATTTGAGGTTGTGGAGGGTAATGGAGTTGGTGAAATTAGATTTCCATATGAAGGACTTTATACGTATGCAATCTATCAACAACCAAATGGTAGTGGAAACTTAAATCCTGCACTTAGTGATGGAGTTATTGAGAATGGACAAGCAATTGTGGTGGCACAATCTGCAACCACTACAAATGATTTCTATGTTGAGTACATCTCAAATAACGAAAATAATTCAAACTATATATTCGCTCCTGGTGAAATCACACCATAAGCATTATAGCCACAATTTTATATATTTAATAATATGAGTGAACAAAAAAATAACGAAAGAATTTTTGAGGTCTTTGATTTCATGACTGCTAGAGTTCCAATCATTGAAGAACAACCAGCATTAAACAATAGAACGCCATGGGTATTTTATGGTATTGCAAATCTTGCACCACAAGAATTAATTCGTCTTTATAATAGTTCTCCGACTCATAGAGCCTGTGTAATGTCCAAATGGTATGGTGTTAGGGGAGAGGAAATATCTCTCAAAGACGGGGATAATCAAAGACTACAAATGGCTAATTCACTTGGTGAGACAATATATGATTTGTGGAATAGAGCAACACTAGATTTTATTCTCTATGGTGCATTTAGTATCAACATCGTATGGCGTCGTGATAGAGATTTAGGTTTTGAAATGTATGCAATGGATACATCAAAACTAAGAGCTGAAAGAGCTGATATTAATGATAGAGTTGTTAACTACTTCTATTCAAGTGATTGGGTATATCCAAAGAAATTTCCACCAAGAATAATCCCATCATTTAGTTTGGAATCACCTGAACCATCACAAGTTTTCTATTATACAACACATTCGCCAGGTAACGAATATTATGCAACACCTTCATATTGGGGTGGAGCAACAGCAATTTCTACAGAAGTAGAAGTATACAATTGGTGGCACTCAAATATTATAAATGGTCTTAACCCAAGTCTATTTATATCTCTAAATAACGGGGTTCCTGGTCCTGAAGAAAGAGAACAGATTTACAAAACTTTAACTGCGAAGTATAGCTCATCCAACAATCCAGGAAAATTGATGCTTACATTCGCTAATTCAAAAGAAGAAGCACCTGATATTACAACAATCGCCGCTAATGGTTCAGATAAGATGTGGCTGGAAATGAGTGATTCTGTTCAACAGGCAATTCTTACATCACATCAAATTAGTTCTCCTGAATTACTTGGTATACAAACTCCAGGAAGACTTGGTTCTGCAGACCACTTAGAAGCTCAGGACCACTTCCAACACTTGGTTATTAAACCAATCCAAGAAGAGATTAAAAAGGTATTCGAAAAGTTATTATTACTTAGAGATAAGAAGCCAGCAGAGATAGATATTAAACAATTCCAAATGGTAACAGTTCCTGATAAAGCACCAATTGAAACTGTTGATGTTAATAAAGAAGAAGTTGTCGGTGTAGATAAACAAGAAAATATAACTGGTTAATATGGCATACCAAGCACTCGTTCCTCAGAATATATTAATGGTTTCTGAGACCAAGATTAAAAATTTTACTGATATTGATGGCAATGTAACAAGTGCTGTTTTATTACCATTCATTGGTGTTGTACAACAGATGCACGTTGAATACTTAATAGGCCGCCCCTATTACGTTCAGTTACTCAATCAAATTTCAGGTAATACTTTAACTACAATTAATCAGAATTTCTTGGAGTATTTCTTACAGCCTTGGGTATTATGGCAAGCTTATGCGGAATGTTTACCATCTGTGTGGGGTCGTATTAAAAATAATGGTATTGTTAATGGTGCTGAACAATCAATCACTCTAAAAGAAATGCAATGGTTCACAGATAAAGCAGATGAGAGAGCACAATTTTTTAGAGAAAGAACAAGACAAGAAGTTATCTTCAACTCAAACAACTATCCATTAGTTTACAACTTCAATTCATCTGAAGGTTTGTTCCCTCATATTTCTCAAAACTACTTTGGTGGAGTTCACTTAACAAATGGAGTTGGTTCAGAATATCTATGGGCTTCAGGTTTCGCAAGAGCTGGTATCGGGTACTACTCTGGTCCTGAATATGCATGTCTATGGGGATGGTGTTACTAATGAATAACGAGTTATTACTTTTTATATCGAATACTTTAACTGCAATTGCAGGTTTCTTCATTGGTAGAAGAAAGGCAAATGCTGAAACAGACTCAATTGTGTTGAAAAACCTTGAGACTAGTGTTAATCTTTATTCGCAAATAATCAACGATTTGAAGAAAGAAATTGAAGGTCTGAATATAAAAATACAGGATTTAGAGAAGAAAATAGACGATTTACACGCCGAAAATAAAAGACTAAAAGGACACCTATAATATGCCGACATCTAAAAGAAAAAATGAAACTGACGAGCAATTCATATCTCGTTGTATGAGCGAACTCAAAAATGAATTTCCTGATAATGCTCAAAGATTTGCTGTATGTAATTCTTATAAAGAGAGGGGAGAAAAGATGAGCAAAGATGAACTTTTTGTTCTTATGCCAAGGAAGAAAGAAACAAGAGGTGCTTACCTCACACGTTGTTCTTCCAATACAAAAATGAAAAAACAATTCCTCAATTTGAAAGATAGATTAGGTTTCTGTCTTTCAAGTTTTGGGGAGTATTACAAATATTGGGCTAAACTTGATAGTTTTTCTGTTCCTAAAGATTCCGCTTTGGGAGCATGTATAGCAAAGAAAAAAGCACAAGGATATGATTATAAAGAATCATATGCAAGATGTGCTTCTTCTGTTGTTGTTCAACCAGGACCTATCGTTCTAAACGAAGACTTACTTGTGGAACCAGTTGCTTTCATTGAAGGTAACATGGATGTATTGGGTTATAAAACAAGATTTTTCCACTTATGTCCTGGCGCTCAAAGTACATTTGAGCAACTATTAGATTTACCATTAGACGAAGAAACCACAGGAATGGTTCGTAGCGCAGCACAAGTTGCCGATAATGTTTTCAGAATTGAAGATGAGGTAATGAAGGCTGGCAAAGCAACAACAGAACAAGTTGAAGAAGCAAGACTTCTTGTAAATGATTTCAAAGATATTATGTCTGAAATTATGGAAGAGGTTGGTGAAACTTATGATGTTGATTATATGGACGGGCATGTCGACATTATTTCTTCTGCTGTCGATTATGAAATGGGTTTGGAAGATGCTTGTTACGAGGGATACGAGGCAATAGGTTTGAAATTGAAAGATGGAAAACTTGTTCCAAATTGCGTTCCAATTAAATAAATAAATTAAATAAAAACATAAAAAAATATGGCGAATCTATTCACAATAAGTATGAAGAGCGGTGCTGATACAACAATAACAAGTATATCATCAGCACCAAACCAATCAACTACTTTTACAATAACGGGTGGAACATTTCCACTTGGTGCGGGAAGTCCCGATATTACAGGAACATATACAACAATAAATGATGGTACTGGTTCTCAAAGAGGAACTGTATTTATGTTTATGGTTCAAGGTTCTGCTCACATAGATTATTTTGTAGGTGGGTCAAAAGTATTTGGTGGAGATTTTGGTAGTGGATTTGCTGAAATCCCTGGACCAATAGCGACAAATCAAGATTTAATTTTTAATATCTATAATATTGTTGAACCAACACCAACTCCGAGTGTAACACCTACCAATACAGGAACACCAACAAACACACCTACCAATACAGGAACACCAACAAACACACCTACCCCATCAAGACCTTAATTTTCATAAAAATAATTTTTTAAATCATTGTTGAATTATTTGTTCACAGATTTATATTTATAAAGTGAGAGGGGGACTTTTTCTTGCAGATTGATTCTACTACTACTAAAATCCCATTTTTCCCCCTCTCACTTTTTTTTTTACCCATTATAATAAA